ACAAGGCAGTGGTTGGGTTTATCTAGCAAAAGATAGTACAATTAAAACTATTGCCAATCATACTATTAAGAAAGACATCGTGTTGTTAATCGACTGGTGGGAACATGCTTGGGCACTAGATTATCAACACGATAAGAAAAAGTATTTAGAGAACCAATGGAAAATTATTAACTGGGAACATATTAATGTTAGAAACTATCTGTGATATACTGGTAGATGCTTACAAGCGCAATTGGATTACTAGCCGTGATGGCAATGTAAGCATTCGCCATCACGACCGTGACCATTTTTATATCACACCCAGTGGTGTTCGCAAACAGACTCTACAGCCTGATCAGTTTAAAAAGATCAGTATCCACGGACTCCTGTGGCAAGAAGACCATTACACTGACATCAGTGCTAACCTACGACCCAGTGGAGAGATTCCTTTACACTTTGGCCTACAACGATGCATGGGACAGCATAGTAATGAAGTTAGAGTTGTAGTTCATGTTCATCCAACTTACTGCATTGCAGCCATGCATGCCGGTATCGACCTTAGCACTATTAGTGATGCATTTCCAGAACTCAATAGATACACCAAGGTTGCGCCCAACGTAGGTGATGTTCCTCCTATCAGTCAAGAACTTGCAGATCGATGCTTTGAAAATCTAAAGTTAGATGATTATGGTAATATTGCCTACGATATTGTAGGTATTAAAGGACATGGAGTAGTAGCTATTGACACTAGCCCATGGCGTGCCTATGAGCACATAGAAAGATTAGAACATATTTGCAAGATAGTACTTGCATCAGGGAATTACAAATGAGCAAACAACAATATAATTTACACACAAAGACAGACTATCTTCATCGTAAGATGTTCCTTGATCCATCAGGGCCTGTTACCATTCAACGATTTGAAGAAGTCAAATATAATAAGATTGCTAACTTTGAAACAACTGCACGTGGTTTCTTTTGGGTACCGGAAGAAATTTCATTGACCAAAGACGCTCAAGATTTTAAAGATGCTAGCGATGCAGTTAAGCATATCTTTACTAGCAATCTGCTAAGACAAACAGCATTGGATAGTTTGCAAGGTCGAGCCCCAAGTCAAGTATTCACTCCAGTAGTATCATTACCTGAACTAGAGGCGTTGATCTACAACTGGAGCTTCTTTGAAACAAACATCCATAGTCGAAGCTATAGTCATATCATTCGTAACATTTACAATGTGCCTAAAGATGTATTCAACACCATTCACGATACGAAAGAGATTGTTGACATGGCGTCGAGTGTTGGAGAGTATTACGATAAGTTACACGTTATTAATTGTCGTAAAGAACTAGGTGAAAAGATCACTGAAGAAGAACATGTTAAAGCAATCTACTTGGCATTACATGCATCATATGCCTTAGAAGCATTCCGCTTTATGGTATCGTTTGCTACAAGTCTTGCCATGGTAGAGAACAAGATCTTTATTGGTAATGGCAACATTATCAGTCTAATTCTACAAGACGAGCTGCTACACAAAGGTTGGACAGCTTTCCTAATCAATCAAGTTGTTAAAGAAGATCCACGCTTTGCACAAGCAGCTCAAGAATGCCAAGAAGAAGTCATTCGTCTTTATAGAGATGTCATTGGGGAAGAAAAAGGATGGGCAGATTATCTATTCAAGAAAGGGCCGGTTATTGGACTTAACGCTAACATTCTAAAAGACTTTGTAGACTATACTGCTGCGGATGCTCTTAAACAGATTGGAATTAAGTATTGGAACCCTGCTCCAAAGACCACACCTATTCCCTGGTTTAATAAACATAGTGATACAAGTAAAAAACAAACCGCTTTGCAAGAAAGTGAAAGCACAAATTACGTTATTGGAGTCATGGGAGAAAATATCAACTATGACGAATTACCAGCTATATAATAGATTAAAGAAAGGAAACACATGAAAGCAATAGTTTGGAGCAAATATAATTGTTCATTTTGTGATCAAGCAAAAGCTCTTTTACAACAACAAAACATTCCGTTTGAAGAACGTAAAATTGGTGACGGTTGGACCAAAGAAGAGTTATTAGAAGCTGTGCCATCTGCACGTAGCGTTCCACAAATTTTCCTAGATGATACTCTAGTTGGTGGATTTACAGAATTAAAGAAATATCTAAACGAGGTTAAAAATGATAATTGATAAAGGCGTTGCATCGGGAGAAGTTATTACGTTAAAGTTAACTAGCGGAGAAGAAATAATCGCCAAGTTAGTTGAAGAAACTCCCAAAGGATATAAAATTTCAAAACCTCTAGTTCTTTCTATGAGTCAGCAAGGTATCGGAATGATGCCTTATATTTTTACAGCTAATGTTGATAAAGATATTCTTATTAATTACGGCGCTGTAGCAGTGGTTACTACTACTGAACAACAATTTGCTAACCAGTATACTCAAGGTACAACCGGTATAGCAATGGCTTAATTCTATGGCGTTAACTACATTTAAATCTCCGCTAACTGGTGGTGGCGGCGGCACTTATTTTACTAATCTAGTTGCGACAATACCTGAAGATTCAAAATGTAATATACATATTTGTAATTTAGGAAATCAAGCCAACGAATTTAGTTTAATAATTTCTGAAGAAACGGATATAGAAACTATTCCAACCAATGATTATATAATTTTTGAATATGAATTAGCAAATAATGATGTTCTTAGAATAACCGATATAAATGTAAAAGCTAACGAAATTATATATATAAAAATGGCAGGAACAACAGCAGTAGCCAGAGTAGAATTAGAACCAACTGATAATATTTTTAAATGGGGAATAACAACCCCCGAACTATATAAAAAAGCAGATATAATAACTGATTCTATATGTAATATATATGTATGTAACTGGTCTGCTGAAAATTTGAATTTTGAATTATTTGTATCGTCTGTAGTAGTAACTGATCTTAATGATTTACGCCTAGATAGCTCTGCCATTTTCAATGAATTTCAATTAGCTGTAAACGAAACACTAGTTCTTAACGATATAAAAATAAAAGCAGGAGAGAAAGTATATCTGTATTCAACGTCGGGGTTAAATGCAGTTAGGGTTGATGGAAAAGGAATAATATAATGACGATTACAATAATAGGATCGGTTCGAACAACAACACCGGTAGTAGTAGATCCTACTTCTCCAGGATATACAGGTAATTATAACTATAGCAGCATTTATACAAATATATACAATGCTTTAATTAATATTGAATCAGAATTATCAACGATTGATGCTTCGTTAGCCACTATGGCGTTGAATTCGACAGCCGTAAAAAATGACATTTCTACCTTAACACAAAATTCTACCCAAATTAAAACATTCACTGAGAAAATTTCTCAAGCTCTAATAGATATCGAATCCCATCAAAAAATTGTAAAAGACCTAGCAAACGGTCCTGGTATACATATGATCAGTCCCTATGAAGCTTTCAGCTTTGTTACTAGTTATAGAAGTTTAATAGAAGAGGGTAGGATTTTAAAATGGAGAGATTTAGATCCAACCGACAAAGATGTTTCTAAAGCTCTTAATGATCTTGAAAGATATATTGAAAAAATTCGAAATAATGTTCCGAGGGCATTCTAATGCCAGGAGTAACACGTCTAGGCATCGACAACGCAGGCGGATCGATAGTTGGAGATTTAGCACCAACGGTCTTTGTTAACAATGTTCCTATTGTAGTCAAAGGAGCAGAAGTTGAACCACACGGTCGTGGACCGCATCGAAGTCCAGTGATGGATGCTTCGAGCTCAACCGTGTATGCTAATAATATTTTAATTTGTAGGGAAGGAGATGCAGCAACTTGTGGACATCCCGCAACCGGTAGCGGCGACGTTATTTCAGACAACATTATTCCTACAGCCTTTGTAGTACCTTCAGTTTCAGTTCCCGCAAGTGTACAAGCAAAGATAGATACTCAAACAAATAATTATGTTGCTAGACCCAACAATTATAAAGTTGAATCTAACAATCAGGTAAAAAGAAATTATCCAGGCACTCCGGAACAACCGGGGAGTGTTGGAGCAAGTTTAATTGATACCAGTCCATCTACAGCAGTGGCCGCTGATATCCCTGGATTCCTAACGCAGATACTTTCAGAAGCTGCGAACGGACAATGGGAAGAAACAGGCATGGGTGGAAAACCTAGTAATCCTAACATTACAGGTATTTGGCGAGAGCTAGGATATCCTGCTAATGGAGCATGGACAACAGATCAAACCGCCTGGTGTATGGGATTTGTCAATTATGTTTTAAAGAAAACAAAATATAGATTTATACAAACAGCTTGGGCATATGACATTAGAACTCGTGCCGGCGAATATAAAGCAGCCGCAGTTCCGTTAAATCAAGGTCAGCCAGGTGATGTTGCACTTTGGAGTTACGGACACGTTAATTTCATTTATTCAGCATCGGGCAATAGTTATACTTTTGTTGGAGGTAACCAAAGCTCATCAGCTAAAAACAACAACAATCCTTCAAGCGGTTCAGTGACAAGGTCTTGGCCTACAGGTTATAGAACTCCCGGAGACGGAACATTAGTTGGAATATGGAGACCATCGAGAGATTAATATGAAAAAATTATTTTGGAATATACTAGGATTTTTAAGTTTGGGCATGGCCTATATTGGAGTAATTACTCCCGGACTTCCCTACAGCATTTGGGTAGTATTTGCTGCCTATTGTTTTTCAAAGGGCAGCGAACGTATGCACCGTTGGTTATACAATCACAAGCTATTTGGACCGTTCCTAACCAACTGGGGAACTAAACGAGTATTCCCAACTAAGATGAAATATTTTATGTTGGCCATGATGAGTTCAAGTTTAATTATTATGTATTTCACAGGAGTCAAACCAATTGGCATTATTAGTACTGCTTGCTTTATGGGCCTTGTTGCTATATGGGCTTGGCGTTTTCCAGGATCCGTTGAAGAACACGATTTTAGAAAAGCCAACGGAAAGAAAATAGGATGGTTATCTTAATGAAAAAAATTGAGTTGCAAACCCTTGTAGAATTAGCAGCGGAAGTTGAACAAGGTGACCCAATTGAAGATTGGGGTAAACTTAGTGTAGGGCAAAAAGAAGCATTTGCAATGGTGGGTTCTAGTATCTTAGAAATGTTTGATAAAGAAGAATATACCTATGAAGACAAATTAATCATGTTATCAACTATTACCAAATTAACGGTAGAAAAC